CATACCTTTTACAATTTTGAATATTTGCGTTTGTACTTCTGGATTGTTGAAAATGTTAAACACTTGTTGGTCTGTTAGATTGGATGGTGAATCAACTTTAATATTTATTCCGCCTTTTACTTCGACTTGACCACTTACGGTAGTTTGCCCACTTTCTCTTTGTTGTTTTGTATAGGAATCAAAACTGCTCATTTCTCCCTCTTGGCTGCTGACAACACCCAGTTTTTTAAATCTATCTCTTCCAGATTCCATGTTCTGGAATGCGGAAACAACATTTTGCATTCTCCCTGCAACATCTAGATTAACTTTTCCCTCCTCGATACTTCTGTTGAGAACATTTTGTAAATCACCAATAGATGCCGTCCCTTTTATTAGGTCTTGAGCTGTTTTTGCCAATTCTCCACCAACACCCTCAAAAGCTTCTCTAAATTCCTTTGTTGTCGGAATTGCTTTTTCTCCATATGCTTCTTTGGCAAAATTATCAAAACCTTCTCTTAGACTTTCGACACCTCTTACTAAACCTGTTTGACCCGCTAGTGCATAACCCAATCTCATTGGTAACGCGGCAATGTCCTTAGCAATTAAAACGTCAGTATCCAATTGTGCTCTTGCTATTTCTTCCATAGTTCCTGGACGAAGTGCAGCTTGTTGTTTGATTTGTTGAAACTGTGCATCGGTCAAGTCTTCTAAGGCTTCTGTTTGTTTTTTACCTTGTTCGTCTTGGAATTCAACATAGAACCTCTTGTCCTCCCCCATTTTGGCCATGTTCGCCACCAACATCTTGTCCTCTTCACTTCCTTGAACATCAAAGGAGATTTGACTTAATCTTCTATCTAAATCTGCAGCAGCAAGCGCAGTTTTGGTCATATTTTCGTAGCTAAGACCAGTTTGCTCCTGTAGTTCTTTCAACAGACGAACTCCCCCCGGATTAATTCTAAAGTTACCGGTTTTCTCATCAAAGATTGTGAATTGTTTGGCAAGGTCTATAATTGAATCTTGCAGTCCCTCTGGGTCGTTGATTGACTTGTCCATTAAAATGAATGGGTCAACTAAATCACCCGAGGCAACACCCAATCTTTGGAATGCAGCAGCCATTTGTATAGCCCCATCCGGATTCAAAACTTTGTCAGCAAACTCAGCTGTTTGATTCATGTCAAACCTCAACATTGAGGCTTGTGCTGCCATCTTACTTAAACCTAATACACCCCCCTCGAAATTGAAACGGTTCATATACTCCATTCTTAGGGCAACATCACCCATTATGGTTCGAGCATTAAGTCCTATTGATTGAATATAATTTACGGATTCTTCTGTTGCTTCCGCAATATTGGACATTTCAACGCCCGCAATAGCAAAACTTTCTGTAATATCTTTAGCACTAATACCCAAATACTCTGCGGTAGCAAATATTTCAGTGAGGGTTTCTTTTGTTGCAACTACGTTTCGCCTAGAAGCTTCCCCTATACCTGCGATTGTTGCACTAACATCCGATGCTTCACCCCCTAAACGAACAAAATCAGCAACGCTATCAGAAACAGCTGTGGAAAACTCTAAGTACCTAGTTCGAGTTTCACCAAACGAACGATTGATATCACTAATACCATCTTGTATTCTGCCGATGTTACCGAGTAAATCTGCAGATTCTGCTAGAAGTTTTTTAAATAATTCAGCTCCTCTTATGTTTTCTTCAGCCATCTACGGTGTTTTTAATATAAATAGAGTTTTTTAATTTTTCTCTTTTTCTTTAACCCATTTATCTAACATATATTTTCTAACAAAGAGAGGCATATTCATAAAATCATTGTAAGAAACGTGAAAAATCTGAGCCAAATAGTAGAATTCATCTATTTGACCTTGTCGGTAATCAGAAGAAAGGGCGAAAAAAGTCAACCCCGAAGCCGATGTTCACAGACAGCTTTTCTCCTGACGGGGTAATTACAACCCTAACCATATCTAATCGGGGTTCGTTTTCATTCATGAATTTTTTTATGTATTTGGAATCTGCCAAAGGCATAGATTCTATGAACTTGTGAATTTCACCTTTGTCCGTTGTGCCTTCGATAGCAACAATTTCTTTTTGAAGTCTCCAAGTTCTAACAGGGGCTATTCTTCCTTGAGGATAAGTTTCGCTCATGTTAGATATTTCAGTTGTTTCACCGAATGAAAGTGGTTTCAACTTAATGTTTTTTTCAGACACCGGTAGCCTAACGCTGAATGTTCCGTCAGCATCTGGTTCCTCACCCTTTTTTATGTTAAGTTCATCCAGCCTTTCTGTGGCTTGAAATCTCTTATTTGTTTTGGGGTCAGTTAAGTTCAACTCAATCGATGGCCCAAATGCTGTGTTTCTCAGAAAAACAAGAATTGCCTCGATATCCCCTTCTAAAAGTTCTTCGGGTTTTAAACCTGGCTCATAAATTTTTGCTCTAAGTAGATTCAAAGTCATATCTTTACCGCCAGCCATGAGTATGTTTTCATCACTTGCAGTCAGATAACCAACCTTAATAGAAGATTTTTTATTTTTATAAAATACTCCTTGGGAAGGAAGTGGTACCACATCATGTGGTAGGGAAAATTGCTGTTGTGAATAATTTAAAGTTTCTTGGTCCATAATAAAAAAAACCGTAGAGTTCGGCTCTACGGTTAAATATACTAGATAAAAAAAGTAAATAAATAATTCTTAGTAAATCAATACACAACGGTCCATTCTCAACGTCGTTGTAATAGTTGCAAGAGCATCTTGAGAATAGTTAAGGGTGTTGAAGTTTACGTCGGTAAGGAATGTTCCGTAAAGAATCCATTTTTCAACTACTACACCCGTTGGGTCAAGCATTTCCAAATCAATATCTTTTTTGTAACCAGCTGCGTATCCCATACGGCCTGTTACTGATTCCGCATGTAAACGCACCCACTCCATTAGAGCTTGGGCTGCCGAAGGACCAATTGGGTCACGGAAAGTTACTGGAATTGTTTGCCAGTTAAATCTTCCCGCAACAAAAGTTGAGGTATTCAAAAACTGAATTTCTGTTGGGTTGATGGTGATGTGAGGTCTAGCCGTAGATTCTACGAACCACTCATTGATACCCAAAGATGATGGAAACCTTAATATAAACCTGTTTTGTCTTTTAGGTTCGTAAGGAATCGGCATTTTCATTAATAAATCCGCCATTGTGTTTTCTTATTTTTACTTTTTATCGTTTATTATAAATATACTCTTGGTGGAAAACTTTTTCTATTTACTTTTTTTTGGTGGAGAGTTAAAATTCCCATATAAGTATTAAGTATTAAGTATTAAGTATTAAGTATTAAGTATTAAGTATTAAGTATTAAGTATTAAGTATTAAGTATTAAGTATTAATTATTAAGTATTAAGTATTAATTATTAAGTATTAAGTATTAATTATTAAGTATTAATTATTAAGCATTAATTATTAGTTCTTTATAAATATTAATTATAATAATTTCTTTATTATTTAATAATAGTAATATAGAGAATTTTTTACTTGTATTCTTTTTTTATACCTCCTTTTGTAGAGTATAAATTTATCGGTTCTTTAATTTGATTAAAATACGTCTGTATACTTTTTACGTTTTTCTCATCGTCATCTGAAAAACCAATTGTTGGTTTTTTTGGTATGAACTTATTTGCTACCCCTTTTTTCAAAAATGCACTTTTTTGAAAAATCAAAGCTAAAGATTTTACATATTTAACGAAGTTTGCCATAGCCAAGACTTTTGCTTCTTCAGGGTTTGCAGCCTCTTCTTCCACACCAAAGCTTACCGGATTGTACCTATTTAACTCAAGATACGACCAAATTAAATCTTCATCGGACATTTTTTCTTCTCCCACAAAGTCCCTATATTTTTTTAGATTTTTTACAAGTTCTTTTTTAGAGATGCCCCCAAAGTTACTATTGATGTAATTGTAGACTCCTTGTTTGATGGTTTCTGGATTATGCCCTCTAGCGGTTATAATTGCAAAAATAGAACCGTTATTAACCGCTTCTTTGAAGTCATTCCAGGCTGGTCCAAGTTTAGCTTTCATAGCATCAACTAAAAAGTCTTTATCACCATCCACACCAAAAAAACGAAATGGGTTTCGTGCAAAGTCTGATATTATATTACCATTGTATTTGAAATTTTCTTTCCCAATTTGCCCTCTAAAGGTTGCAAAATCTTCGGTACTCATAGGAACTTCGTAACCATCAACATCTAGAAGAATTATTTTTGTTGGCATGTGTACCAAATTATCGTCCCAGTCAAAAGCGTAGTATTTAAGGTCAGGGGTTCCGGTTTTAAAGGACGACGTATGTTTTGTTTTCATTATTGAAATGGCAAAAAAAGGGTGGGAAATTCATTTTTCCCACCCCAAAGATATTAAATATTTTCGAAAGACGCTCCAGTTGGAGTAATTAAGAATTCGATATCTATAAATTCTAAAGCCTTTGTTGGTTTTAAATAGATTTTACCTGTGAGAGTGTTTCTATCCAAATCCTCAGGAGTGGATGCAACCGTAACACGGAAATCATACAAACCTCGGTCTCTTCTAATCGCATCTAAGATAGGGTTTACCGAATCTAAGAATTGTTGTCTTACAATTTCATCATTCTGTTCGAATAACAACCGTACTGCAACCGCTGAAATCAACTTACGAGCCTGAAGTAACAATCGTCTTACGTTTATTCTATTCAAAGCTGTGTCTCTAATTTGAAGTGTTTTGTTACCGAAAATTACAGTACCAACATCCGAGAATGTTGCAATAGGATTAATTCTTCCTTGGTAGAGAGTATCTCTATCTTCTTGTGTTAACTTCAATCTAGCTTTTACAGAATTCACAAGACCTCTTGTATAACCAGCTGAAGCAAACCAAGGGAAAGAAATGTTGTCAGTTAAAGCAAGGTTTCTACAAACTTGACCAGTAGGTGGAATGTAAATTTGGGTATTGTTAACTGTGTCTCTTTCCAAAATCCATGGATAATAAGTTGCTGTGTATGATGAATCTATTCCAGTGTTGTCTAGATTATCAACCGCAGCTTGTGGGTAAATAATTTCATACTGAGAACTACTATCAGGGGTATACATGTTATAGTCAGGAGTTGTTACGATATAAATCGCATCAGCTCTTTCATTTTCAACCATCCCGATAGCCAACTCACACAAGTTAGAGTTGTTTTCATAGTCAATACCAGGGGTTACAAACACGTTGATGTTTGTTGATTCCGGGTTATTGAATGTTAATTGCCCAAGTAAGTAAGCGTAGTAGTCAGTGTTTGCAAAATCTTGAGTGTTATCACCAACTACAATTCTTTTGAAAGTACCATCACCGGAAGCTGTTGGATAACGTTGCGTTGGTGTAGAACCTTGTAAGTATCCAGATGCTCCAAGTGCAAATCTGTCTTGGTTAGTTCTAAACTCTCTGTAGATGTCCCATCCGTCGAAACCACCCTGAAATACACAGGTGAATTTTCTTGAGTAAATAAAGTAGTAAGGACTTTCTTGGGAAGTAGGTTCAGAATCAAAACTTGCAACACCGCAATCAAATGCTGGAGTTCCGCTTGTTACTTGAGAATTAACAATAGTAACAACAGTTGCTCCAGAATCCATGTGGAAACCTTTAGTTTGGTAATTCCAAGGTTCTGAAGTTGTAGCCAAATCCCAACCAACAACGGGGTTCTTTTTCCCCTTGTACTGAAGAAGGTCAGTGTCAATTCCAAATTGAGAAGAAATTCCTAAATAAGTTCTTCGTACGATGTCACCAGATGAAGTAACGATGTTTGCAGCACCAGCAGTAGTTCCAAACGGTGGGTCATAAATTGTTTCACCAGGGAAAAAGTATTTCGTTTTGATAATAGGAAATGGAGACGGGTTAGTTGCTGTCTCGTAAATTCTCTCTTCAAGTCCATAGAATCCACATGGTAGCG